ATCTGCAAGACCGTGACGATATTCACCTTGTCAAAGAGTGCAATCCTTTCAGCGGGCAAACCATCGAACTGCTACAGGAACGGCACGACAGTCCTGGCGTTACTGAGAGTGAATGGGCGCGTTTCGCCTGTAACGTGTGGATGAAGGCGGAAGGCAGCGCCATCTCCAAGCAGGAGTGGGAGGCGTGCTTAGACCTCCACTGCCGCATTCCCGAGAAAGCGGAAATCTTTGTCGGCCTCGACCTCTCATGGCGTGGACAGGGCGGCGACACGACGGCGATTGTGCCCGTTTACTTCGAGACAATCAAGCGACGCATCATCGGCAAGCCGTGGGTGCAAGGAGCGCCGCTAGGTGGCCGTCTTGACGACCAGCTTGTCTCAAACGAGCTACGCCGCCTCAACGACACTTACAGGGTCAGGGCCATCGTGTACGACCCTTACGGCTCAGATGCGCTCGTACAGCAGCTAGAACGTGAAGGATTGGTCTTTGCCGAGCACAAGCAGAACCCAGCAACGCGTGCAGTTGCGGATGGGAGGTTCCTCGAAGCAGTTAGACAGAAAACGATTCAACACAATGGCGACGAAACACTGCGCAGGCACGTCCTTAATGCAGTAGCACGCGGGATTCCGGGAGGTGGTGAAGGCTGGATGTTTGACCGTCCTAAACTCGGCCCACGTAAACCAACTGACGCGCTGATTGCTGCGAGTATGGCCCACAGTGTCGCCTTTGCCGAGCACGGGCGCAGACGCGGCGTGACCTTCGCCTGATAGGAGAAACATGTCCGGCACTTATCTTGACCCTTACATTCCGACCACACCGGAACAGGATCTAACACATCTTCAGATGATTCTCCTAGAACGCGCGATGGGACTGCGCATGCTAGAGAATTACTTTATCGGAAATCACGGGCATCATTTCTCCACGCAGCGTTTCGAGATGACGTTCGGACGGCAGCTCCGCCAGTTTCACGATAACTGGATGCGTCTGTCAATCGAAACCAAGGTCAATCGCCTGAAAGTGCAAGGCTTTCGCCTGGGTCCGGTCGATACTGCCGACACATCAACGCTCAATAACCGCGCCTGGGAAATCTGGCGTTCTAACCGTATGCCCACGGAAAGCGTCAAAGCTCACCGTGAGGCAATGAAGTTCGGAACATCCTACATTCTCGTGGACCCGATTGCCAAGTCACTTGACGGCAAAGCGCCGTTGATGACAGTGCAATCGCCAGTGAACGTTTACTGCCTACGTGACCCAAATAACCACTTCCGTGTCGTTAAAGCGCTGAAAAGGTGGATTGGGGCTGATGACGGCTACATTTACTGCACACTCTATTACCCTGAACAAGTTTTCAACTACAAATCGACAGCTCCTGTAGCTGACGCTTTCCAGCAAATCCAATATCCTGTCACTTACAAGGTTATTGGTGAAGTCGATAACCCCCTCGGCTACATTCCAATGATTCCTCTGGAAAACCAGCCGACGCTGATTGCAGGTGGCACCAGCGACCTTGATGACATCATTCCATTGCAGGACGCACTGAACAAGACGCTGAAGGATGCGCTTGTCGCCGTCGAGTTTCAGTCATTTAGGCAGCGTTGGGCGACGGGTGTTGAGATTCCGAAAGATCCAAACACCGGACAGCCGATTAAGTCAGCACAGCTAGAAGCGAGCCTCTCACGCCTCTGGGCCTTTGAATCACCTGACACTAAAGTTGGGGACTTCAGCCAGGTGGACTTGACTGGTTACACCTCAATCATCGAACTTTTGGTGCAGCAGATTGTTGCTGTCTCCAATATGTCGAGTACTCACCTTATTTCCAAGCTAGCGAACCTCAGCGCCGACGCGGTGCGTGCTGCTGAGCTTGGATTCACTGATGCGTGCAAGACAAAGTGCCTTGATTATGGTGTTAGCTGGGAAGCGGCTATCGACCTGGCAATGACGATTGATAGCGGCAATGATGAAGGCGGCTACGGCAGCAGCGAGATTCTCTGGAAAGACCCGGAAGCGACTTCAAGCAGCCAGCTCGCCAACGAACTTGTGCAGTTGCAGGCGCTAGGCTTCTCACAGCAGACGCTGATGGAGCTTTACGGCTTCTCTCCTGAAGGCATTGAGCGCGAAATCGCTAACAAGGCCGCAGAAGAGGCGGCAGCGGCCAAGGTCGCGGCGCAGCAGGCGCAGCAAGCGCACAAAAACAATATGGCGCTCGCAGCCGCATCAACAGCTTCGACAGCGCCCGGCGAATCGGGTTCACCAAATCAGCAGCAGCCACAACTGTTTCCTGATGGCGAACACGAGCCCGCTGACGACTAATCTTACGCCAACCGCAGCGATATGCGGGAGTTTGACCCCACGGCAATAGTGCCGGTTACTCGAAAGAGGAAAAGATGCCCCCAGAAGACGTAGCAACAACCACGGTGGATACCGGAGCAGATGAGGCGGCAGCAGCCGCAGCAGCAGAAGCAGCAAAAACCCCTGTCGAGAAAACGTTTACTCAGGCAGCGGTGGATACGCTCGTCACCGAGCGGCTCGCGCGTCAGAAAGCACAGTTCGCTGACTACAACGACCTAAAAACGAAGGCCGCTGAGTTTGAGAAACTGACAACTGAAACCGGCAAGCTCAGTGAGCTCGTTGGCACGCTGACAAACGAAAGCGCAAGTCTCAAGAGCCAGGCTCTCCGTCTGGAAGTTGCACTAGAAAAAGGATTGCACGCGGACCTCGTTGATGCGCTCAAAGGCACCAACAAGGAAGAGCTGTTGGCTCACGCCGACAAACTGCTCAAGCACGTCCGTCCAACGACAGGTTCGTTCAGTGGCGCAGCCACGATTGGTAGCGAACCAAAAGCCAATGGAATGACAGAGACGATTCGTGCAGCCATTCTAGGTAAGGGCATCGGACCACAACAAACCGAACTATAACCACCGCGCCGGATAAGCCGCTGCGGTCAAACATAACACTTTAAGGAGTGAACCGAAATCATGTCTATTGACATTCTTGATCGCAGTTCTGGAAATCCCAACTACAGCGGTGACGCACTCGTACCAGTTCAGTATTACCCTGAAATCTTCAAGGTGCTACCGGACGCAAGCGTTGCCGCGCGTATGTTCACCACCGTTCCGATGGCGAACCTGCAAACGCGTGTCCCGGTCCTCAGCCAGCTACCATTCGCGTATTTCGTGAACGGTGAGGCGAGTTCCGCCAACAACAACTACGGCCAGAAGTCCACGACCGTTGCCGGTTTCCAGAGCGAGTATCTGAACGCCCAGGAAATTGCGGTAATCCAGCCCATCCCCGATGCGTTGGTAGCCGATTCCCAGTTTGACATCTGGGGAACGCTGCTTCCGTTCATCGTGGCGGCTATTGGTCGTGCGCTCGACGGTGCCATCTTTTTCGGCAACCAGATTCCGAACAACTGGGGATACGGCAACACCGGCCTCAGCGTGCTCGATGGTGCCATTAAAGCTGGTAACGTTTACCACGCCGGCACGAACGACGCTGCTGAAGGTGGGCTAGCGCTCGACATCGCTGAGTATGTCGGTAAGGTGGAAGAGGACGGCTTTGTCGTCACAAACTCCATATCCGATATTCGTCTCCGTCGTCGTATTCGTGGAGCACGTAACTCCCTCGGTAACCTCTTCCCCGAGCTTACCGCTGGAATCCAGGAGGAAAGCTGGTATTCCTACCCCGTCGATTACGCTCTGCCCGGCCTTTGGCCCCAGGGCTACACCCTGACGGGTGGAGCAACCACAGCAGCGAGCACCACGGTCGTAGTCGCTTCGACTACAGGCGTGAGTGTCGGTGACATCATCCAGGGCGACAGTGCCAACGAGGGAGAAATCCCCGCGAACAGCACAGTTGTCACGGTGACAGATGGCACCCATCTCGTGCTTTCCGCACCCGCAGGAGCAACCGAAACCGGACTGTCACTCATCAATCCGGCTGTCGTCGCCTTGTCAGGACAGACTGACCTTGCTATCCTTGGTTTGCGCCAGGATATTACGGTCAAGCTGCTCACTGAGGCGGTTGTTACAGATAGTGATAACAACATTATCTTTAATCTTCCGCAACAAGATATGTCTGCAGTACGCGTTGTCTTCCGTGCAGCGTATGCGCAAGCTAACCCACAGACATACCTACAGGCCAACGCGTCTCAGCGTTTCCCGTGGGGTGTGTTGCTCGGTTCGTAAGCGCCAAAGGCCCAGAGGCGGAGCGCTAAAGGCGCGCTCCGCACTCTCCCCAAGACCAGACAGCGTTAAGACCGGGCAAGGCGGTTGAAACTGATAAGGGAAGACGCGCTAACCGCGCGTGCTATCCCGTGGCGGAAAGTATCATTGAAAACATGATGGTTGCGTGCCGTTCGTAGCCGTGGAAGCCATACCTATGATTGCTTGTTGATTGCAGAATGGATAAGAAGTGCGGGAACGTGCAGTTCGTGTAGGCATAAGAGGCGAATAACCTCAGAGCCTTACTGTGGAGCTCGATGGTAGAGCGGTCGGTTTACAACCGATGGTACTGGGTTCGATTCCCGGCACAGTCCTCAGACAAAAGGAGTAAAAATGGGCGCATGGTTTGACCACGACCACGACTGTGACGGTGACAACACATCGCCCGCTAGTGGAGTTTCATTTCCAGCCATCGGCCCTGTCGGTCCAATAGGTCCAACGGGAGAGACAGGCGCGACCGGCGCGACCGGCGCGACCGGCTCTCAAGGACCGACCGGCTTGACAGGAGAGACAGGTGCGACCGGCCCTGAAGGCCCCACGGGTCCAACCGGCCCGACGGGTGCAACCGGCACAGCCGGACAATCGTTCACCTGGAAAGGTGATTGGGCTTCGGTCACCGTTTACAATCTTGATGATGTTGTTGCTGCCAGTGACGGTAATTCCTACATTTCACTGCAAGGCGCAAACACCGATGAAAGCCCGCTGACGCAAACAGCGTGGTGGCAGCTATTCGTGCCAATGGGAATTGCCGGACCTACCGGACCAACCGGCCCAACCGGACCCACAGGCGCGGCAGGCGCGGCAGGCGCAGCAGGCTCGACCGGAGCGACAGGACCAACCGGACCCACAGGCCCAGCAGGACCGACCGGCGCAGCGGGAACCGACGGCACCGACGGCACCGACGGCGCGACAGGCGCGACAGGAGCGACCGGCACGGCAGGAGCCACCGGACCTACAGGCTCGACCGGACCCACAGGCCCAGCAGGACCGACCGGCTTGACAGGCGCGACCGGCTCAACAGGACCGACCGGAGCGACAGGCTCAACAGGTCCAACCGGACCAGCAGGCGCGACCGGACCCGCAGGCCAATCATTCAATTGGCGTGGCATTTGGTCTTCGGTCACTGTTTACAATCTTGATGATGTCGTTAGCGCCAGTGACAACAACAGTTACATTTCACTGCAAGCAGCCAACGTCACTGAAGACCCGACCACACAGCCGACGTGGTGGCAAGAGTTCGTGCCGCAAGGTATCGCCGGGCCAACCGGCCCAACCGGACCCGCAGGCGCGACAGGCTCAACCGGAGCGACAGGAGCGGCAGGAGCCGCAGGCGCTACAGGAGCCACCGGACCTACAGGCACAGCGGGAACTGACGGCACTAACGGCGCGACGGGCGCTACCGGACCAGCAGGCCCAACGGGCGCGACAGGCGCGACCGGAGCCACAGGCGCGACCGGACCAACAGGCGCGACCGGACCAACCGGCTCAGCAGGCGCGACCGGACCCGCAGGCCAATCATTCAATTGGCGTGGCATTTGGTCTTCGGTCACTGTTTACAATCTTGATGATGTCGTTAGCGCCAGTGACAACAACAGTTACATTTCACTGCAAGCAGCCAACACCAACGAAAGCCCGCTGACACAGCCGACGTGGTGGCAAGAGTTCGTGCCGCAAGGTATCGCCGGGCCAACCGGCCCAACCGGACCCGCAGGCGCGACAGGCTCAACCGGAGCGACAGGAGCGGCAGGAGCCGCAGGCGCTACAGGAGCCACCGGACCAACCGGAGCCACAGGAGCAGCAGGCGCTACGGGTGCCACAGGCGCAACCGGACCAGCGTTCGCGCTCGTGCCTACAGCCGTTCAGACTTCAGCTTACACAGCCAATCCAGGTGATTTGGTTATCTGTGATACATCTGTAAGCGGAACTTTTACTGTAACTCTTCCAACAGCACCAGCCAATAATACCATCATCGGAGCTGAGATAATAGCGCTAAGCTCAACGGGAAGTGTTGTTACCATTGCGACTGGCGGTTCAGATGTAATCAACAAAAGTGGCAATACAACATATACCCTTTGGTTGGTGAACTCGGGCTGTGATTTGGTGTACAATTCAGCTACAGGTATCTGGAATCTAACAGCAACAGCAACAGACATTAAGTATCTTGACCAGCGTTATATCGGTCTTACTAACAGTCACACAGCAAGCCAAACTTATTCTGGCACCACTCTAACAGGACGCAGAGAAACATTTAACGGGACCAATCTGAGCGCAACACTTCCAGACCCTCCCGGTTTTACTTGTTGGGCTATGACGCTCATCAATTTAAATGCAACTCCGCTGACAATTAACCCTAACGGTGAAACGCTAAACGGTTCAGCGTCCAACATCCTTATTTATCAGAACGAATCAGCGCTGATTCTGTGGACAACAGCATCAGGAGGTTCCTATAGCGCCGTTCTCGCCTCCGCAAGCACCAACGACAATATCCAAATCGATCAGCAGATAGTTGATGGCTCTTTTATTTTCTTCCCAACCTGG